CAACATCTGCCACAAACACAAGGTGTTTGAATATACTAGGTAGAAAGCACTAAGAAATAAATTTTTAGCAGAACGGGAATATGATTGACTTCTGGGATATAATGTGTTATAGGTGGACAAACGAAGGATAGGATTGCATCATGCCCTACAGGAAAGAGATAGACCATGAGAGTCTTATAGAAATGCTGGCAGGAGGAGTGCCAGTTAGAGTTGTGGCAGAAGAATTTAAGGTCTCTAATACTACTATATATGATAGGATTAATGTACTCAGAAGAAATGAGTCTGCTCTTTTAGCGTATGATAAGACACACTATCTAGATTTGATAGATGTGAAGCAAAGACTCATTGCGGGTGTCACAGATGAAAAGATAGCCGAGGCACCACTGCAGCATATTGCAAATGCCTACGGGACTTTTAATAAAGCTGAGCTCCTGTTGCAGGGCAGGCCCACAGAGATCCATGGGTTGATGGGGTATTTGATGCACTTGGAGAAGGAAGACATAGAGGAAGCACAGAGTCAAAACTCTCCTTGTGCAGAACAACTAAATCTATTTGATGTGGTGGATATCTAAAAGGTAAAGGATGGCTTTGGAGTGGAGCAGGAGTGGCTTCATATGGCAAGAACAGGTGAGGACAGTGATTAGTTTGACGCTTTTTCCCTGTTGTCTTTTCAATCATTAGCGGAGCCTATTTCAAATGAGGTGTTAAAGTGGCAGATAAATATAACAGCAACTGGCCTAAGTATAAAGATCCTACTGGAGTTAGAAACGTTGCTGTGGATCCTTTTATTATACGTCAGATAGTTAATGAAAGTAAGCAAAGAGGATATGATCCTGACTTCACTATGGCACTGGCAGGAGCTGAGACTAATTTTGGTACCTACGGTCATGGCCCAAATAATCCTTTAAGTTATAAATGGAAAGTAACAGATGATAGGAAGAAATTAATAGATGAGCATCCTGTTAATAAGCAGTTAAAAAATACTATAACTGGACTAATAGCAGATGGTATGCCAGAAGGAGATGCAATAAAACTAGATGCTTTGATGAGAGCTAGACAGGTTATGCCTGCAGTTGCTATTACTAAAGCATTTGATACGTTAGATGAAAAGAAATTATTTCTTAATACAAGTCCTAAGTCTAAAGCTCCAGCTAGTCCGGCAAGGTTAGCTTGGCTTTATCAAGGTAATGGTACAATAGGTGAAGAAGCTCCTAGTGGTATAGCATACGGTAAACCAGTCAGCAAGACTTCACCTACAAGCGATCATGCTAACTTAGTACAAGGAATAATGAGAGAACTTAAGAATAAAGATAATCCTTTAGGTGCTTATATTAGAGGTATTAAATAGTGATGATAGCAATGCCACCCAAGAATATGTTTAAGTCAGGCAAAGGTAAACTACTTGATAAGATGATGAGTTCTAAGTTTAAGATGAAAACAAAAAGGAAGAAGTAATGGCTTTAAGTCCTGTAATACTTAATAAGATAAAAGAGTGGAGAGGCAATGCTTTACTCTTTGTTCAAGAAGTATTGCTTATAAATAAGCCATATATAAAGATCTCTGCTCAACAGAGGGACTTCTTACTTGCTCTTCCGTATCACAAGAGGATCTCTATTAGATCCGGGCATGGAACTGGTAAGGATGCATCTGCATCATGGGCCATATGGTGGTTCTTATCTACTAGAGTAATGGCTAAAGTTGTGTGTACTGCACCTACAGCAAGGCAGTTATATGATGTTTTGTGGTCGGAGTTAAGCAAATGGTACAGAGATTCTGCTTTAGCAGATGAGTTTGTTATCCAGTCTGATAAGATATTCAAGAAGGAAGCCCCGAAAGAGTGGTGGGCTAGGGCTGTTTCTCCGTCAGTCAAGGCAGATCCTGCAGATCAAGCAGAAACACTGGCTGGTTTTCACGCAGATCACCTTCTAATAGTGGTTGATGAGGCATCTGGTGTTGAAGATCCAGTGTTTGTGCCTGTTGAAGGAGCTATGACGCAGGAAGATAATAGGGTTATGCTCATTGGAAACCCTACTAAGAACAAAGGTTACTTCCATGATACACAATTTCACCCTGAAATCTCTCACAGATGGAAGAAATTTCACTGGGACTCGAGAGACTCGGAGAATGTTAAGCCAGAATATCCAGAGTATATGGCTCAGAAATATGGTATAGACTCAAATGTGTTCAGAATTCGCGTTGCTGGTGAACCTCCGCTTGAAGATGCAAGAACTTTGATTCCGTTGTTCTGGGCAGAACAGTGTATTGGTAAACCAATAGATGAACAGGAGGACGAACCGACATATCTGGGGATTGATGTTGCTCGATACGGCGAAGACCGTAGTGTTGTTCTGCCCAGACACGGCCTTAAAATACTTCCTTGGCTTTCTTTTCAGGGAATGAATACAATTACTTTAGGAGATCATATCATTACGTCATATGATGACAATGACGCAGAAGGATGTGCTATAGATGTGATTGGAGTTGGCGCAGGTTGTGCGGATTATCTCAGAAAAAAGAGAATGCCTGGACTATTTGATGTGAATGTTTCATGGGCTTCTAGTAATGGAGATAAGTTTGCATTACTGAGAGATGAACTGTGGTGGAGAGTCAGAGAAAAATGTATGTATGGTTATTATTCGTTTCCTGACATCAAAAAACCTGGCGAAACACTTACACTTGGACAAGAATTAGCCAATGAGTTGTCCAGTCCTTTCTATGAGTACAATAGAAACGGAGCTGTTAAGGTAGAAGGTAAGAAGGAAATGAAGAAGAGAGGCATTGCATCTCCTAACATAGCAGATGCTTTGTGTATAACTGAGTTCTTCTATGATGTATCAGCTAAGTTGTTTAAGTCAAAGAAAGCAGTAGAAAAGCGTAAATACTCTAAACCATCTGGGCCCTCCTATCAGATAGGAAGAAGGCCAGTTGGTAAAGATTCTTGGATGATTGTGTAAAGGAGGATTGAGATGGCTGGATTACTTAAGAAGTATGGTTCAAGTGCATCAGTAGCGAATAGATCTTCATATGTTAATTCACTTAGTTTGGGAATTGCTACTGCTGAGTCAGCTACTATCCCTACGGGAGCTAAGTATATCAGGTTCAAAGCTACTACCTTAGCTTATGCAGATTTTGTTACTACTGCAGCGGTACCCGCAGATGTGACAGATGGATCAGCTCCTATGATTCTTCCTGCTGGTTTAGCCACGGAGGTTATTCCTTTGTCTGGCGTTACGGCTATTAGTCTTATATCTCCTGCGGCATCAGTTGTTACTATGGAGTACTGGTCTTGAGGTGAGCAATGTCAAAAAATGACACTCCTCCGATGGTACGAGCATTACATTTTAAGCTTGAAGAGTTAGTAGACTATGATACATTTTATACTTTCGGTGATAAGGCTTGGATGCTTCTACATCCTGATGCACTAGCTTTTATAGACGGAGTGAGAGAATTTTTTGAGGCACCAGTAACAGTAAATGATTGGTTGTGGGATGGACTGATGCAGTACAGAGGATATAGACCTCCTCATTGCATGATTGGCGCACAGGGAAGTTATCATAAAAGAGGTAAAGCTTTTGACTTTAATGTTAAGAATCTTACAGCAGAGCAGGTAAGAAAAAGAATCTTATCTTCACAGGAAAATCATTTACTGTGTAAGATAAACAGAATGGAAGCAGATGTTGATTGGGTTCACGCAGACTTAGGTGAGGTTCCAGAAGGTAAGAAAAGAATCTATTTGTTTAGGGCTTAGGAGGTTGAGATGCCAGAGTTTCTGCTGAGTCAAGAAGAGATATTAAACATCCCATCTGACCTTATGCCTATGCCTGTATTGTCAGATAATCTTACTTCGTTCTTTGCTTGGGGAATTAAGTCACATACTAAAGGAGCTTACAATCATTTTATGTGGTTGGTGGAACCAGGTATTGTGGCATCTCAGGGATTTACTTTTAGTAAAGAATCAATAGAGAAATACTTTAAAGGTTATAGACTTAAATTCTGGTATGACCCAGATTGGACTTCTTTGGAGAGATTAGTAATACAGGCATATATAGATAGGTCTTTGAACAGACCTTGGTACTCTAGGTTATATGATTGGCCTGCTATTGTAGGTCAGCTATTTTGGCATAAGTTTCAAACACCTGGGTTAAAGATATGCTCAGATTATGGTGAAGCATTAAAAGAAGTAGATAGTAATTATGATCTTGAATGTCCTGATCCTACGCAGGTAAATAAGTGGCTTGAGAAATATCCTGAGAAGTATAAAGTCTATGGAAGATATGTACCTGATTGAAGGAGGAGGTTATGAAAATTAAGACTAAGTGTTTGGTTTTTTCCCTGTTCTGCCTGTCATCATTAGCCTTATCTATTTCAGATAGCTTTGCTGCACCATTTGTTGTGTGCGATGTACCCGCAGAAGCTATTACGCATTATAAACTTACAGGGCCTAGTTGGGTTCCTGTTTCAGTTCCTTCGCAAACAGATAAATCTATTAAACTTGATATATCTCAAGCTAGTGTAGGAGTTAATGCTATAACTGTAGCAGCTTGTATTATGTATCCAGATTGGGGGGAGTCGTGTTCCGATTTCGTCCCTTTTTCCTTTACGCGTCCAGCTCGGCCAGTTTCTACCAAGGGCATAAGGCTTACACAGTAAGAAAAGAGTGGTGGATTAAATGAAAATCTTAATCAACACATACCAGAAAACCAACATAACAGCGGATTGCACGGTAACGGCGACTTGTACCCCTATCTACCTAATGCCTTGGTGATGAAATGGCGACTACTTTTAACGATACATCAGCAGATCATAAATGGAGTACGGCGGCGAATTGGAGTGATGGCGTTCCTGACGCTTCCGATGCTGTGACGATAGGCGCGGCGGTTACTTCACTGATTATTGATACGGCGGCAACGTGCTTGAGTATTGATATGACAGGCGCGGCGGCGGCTTTCGTCTTGTCGGGGACGGGTACGCTCGCGGTTGCGGGTTCTATTACTTATAAAGCCAGTTCCACCACGACAATGACCCATTCGGGAACGATTACTATTTCCAACGATTGCACCTTTACGTCTAATGGCATGACTTTGGGTTCAGCCATAACCTTTAGTGGGTCAGGCAAGACACTTACACTTGGGGATGCTCTGAATATAGCAGCAAAGGCTCTGACGGTTACGGCTGGAACTCTTACGACATCTGCGAGCAATTTCAATATTACTTGCGGAAATTTTAGCACCAGTGGAACCGGGACAAAGACTTTGACATTGGGTAGTTCAACGGTCGCTTGCGTTAAAGTGGATATACAGGGGTCAAATATCACAGTCACAGCTAATACCGCCACCATAAACGTAACACCTACGGGAATGTCAAATCCTAACTATTTTGGTGCTAAAACATGGGGAGGGACGATTACTTATAATATCGCAAATGCTGTAATTGCGGCAATTATGGATGCGAACACATTTGCTAACTTAACAATTATCTGGACACCGGGAAGTGCCTATGAAACAGAATTTTATATATATGCTAACCAAACTATTTCAGGAACATTGACATTAACCGGGAATTTAGACGCGGGAAAGAGTTCAATA